GCCTATTCCATTGTTCTCTACGCTCCAGTAAATTCCGTTGGCATTCCCGGTTTCTTGTTGTAGGTAATTACAAATATCTGCAAGTACTCTAATCTGTCCAGGTATTGCTGTTTGGTTATGTTGCCATTCTGCTACTTGCTCATAACTAGGTAATTCAAATACTTCAATTGCGGCATTATCACCACCTGTTCCCATTGACGGATCTAATGCAACTGCATATGTAAACTCACTGCTTGGCTTTTTATACCAACGAGTTTGACCCATATTTAATATAGGATTTTTACCATCCATTGCGGCTAACTTAATACTGTTAATAAGTGTTTCATCAAAGACTAAGAATTCACAGCCGTATTCACGTCTAAACTTTTCTTCGCCTATACGTCCAATTTCTGCTTCTTTCCATTCTTCATCTCTATCTGGATGCTCCTGCCACTCTGCAACAAAACTATGAAATCCGTTTGATCCTAGTTCTTGTTCATTACCGTGTGCATCAAACTTTTCTTCAGCTTGTTTCCAAATAGTAGCAAACGTATCTTCATCACTGTTAGGTGTGCTAGTAATAATAGCACGACCACCTGTTGCTAGTGTAGGTGATATTGATGTCCAAAACTCTTCTGCGATGTTAGGTTGCACAAATGCAAACTCGTCACAGTATAGTAATGATATGGACATACCACGTCCAGTGTTTCCAGTAGTTGTTTGTGATACAATTCTACTGCCGTTTTCAAATTCAATTGAGCCTTTGTTATATGATGTAACACCTGCACGTATGTGATCTTCACACGTTTCATATATGTAACGTATACGTGCCATAATCTCTTGAGCACCTGTGTATTTGTGTGCCGCAATTAGTATAGTTTGATCAGGTACAAACATTGCATACCATGCAAGGTATATTGCCGCACAAGTAGTTTTACCTGTTTGTCTAGGCATCATGTTTATATTAAAACGATAACTGTGATATGAATGCATCAAACGTGTTTGATACTCATAAGGATCAAACAACAACTTACCTTGTACAGGATGTTGTATAAAAGCAAACTTCTTGGCAAAGTACATATACCCTGTGTCAGGATCTGTACATGCTAACAAGTCAGCAATTTGTGCTTCGCTAAATGATTCTTTTTGATTGGCCTTTTTAGTAAGGACACCGTCTAAACTCTTGCTCATACTGTATTTACTCAAAAAAATAGGGCCCGGAAGCCCTATTGAATTTTGTGTATTTTAACTACAGCCGCAAGAGCTACAAGCCATTAACTTTGTTTTGCCTGGAGCGCCGCATTCTGGACAATCATGTTCTTCGCCTTCTTCATGATCGTGGTCGCCTGCTTCTTCTACATCGCCAGCCATTAACTCTTTAAGTCTAGCCGCTAATTTTTCTTTAATTTCGTCTTGTAACGCCATTGGATTGTCGCCACCCTGTGTTGCAGGATATGCCGCTTTAGACTTATGTAAATCATCGCCTGAATTAATTACATCGTCTATTGCACTGTATTTTTCATCTGGCTCGTTAGCATATGCTTCGTCTGCAACTGCTTCGTCATCCATTTCAATGTCATCATTACAACTACTTGCACCAACATGTTGCTTACCGCAATTATCACATGGCTCATCTTGCATGCCTGGTTTAAGATCATCCATGTCTTTTTCCATGTCTGGACCTTTAACTATATCACGTAGTCTTTCCATATCTCTACGCATTGGCATAATGTCAGCGTCAACTTCTTTTGCGCCTTCCATGCCTGCGTTTTTCATCATATCAATTAAATCTGCAACATGTTCTTTGCCGCTTGCATTCATTGATACATTCATTGTTACTGGGTTACCTTTGTCCATCTCAGGTGCTGTACTAGGCATAGGCATTGGTAAGCCTTCCTGTGCAACATCAATCGACTCTATTAACTTTTTCATATTCATTAGTTTGTCTCCGATACCGCCGCACTTGGATCGTGCTCACGTTCTGTTTTTACTTTTTCAAGTTCTTTCAATAATTCCATTACTCTGTTTTCACCAACTGAGTCTTGTGCGCTTTCGCCACCCATGTCTTCTGTTGTTAACTTTGCTTGATATACATTGTCCTCAGGCATTTCCTGATATTTCTCTTGCATCTCTAATGGATTTCTTACAATAATATGTGCTTGGTCTATGCTACAGCACTGTCCAATATACTCTTGTAAAACTTGTTGTGTGGAAGGATAGTTAAGTTCGACTTCAAAGTAAGTAACTTCCATGTTTTCCAACTGTGGAAAATCTAATGGACGCTCTGTAATAGGTGTCTTTTTACCTTTGCTCATACTAGCAACATCATACTTTTGTAAGCATGTTTTGATGCTTTCTTCGCAACCTTCAGGCAAAACACCTGCAATACCTATTTTAAATGCATAAGTCTTTTTAGACTCGTTTAGCAATTCTTGAAATCGTGTTTCCATATTATCCATCCTATATAAGTTATTTATCCTTATCGAGTCCTTTGAGCTTTTCTAAGAGGCTATTGCGATCTGTTACAACATAGCCTTCTCCAGTAATCATACCGTCTTCACTAATGCCACCGTCTTTATCTTGCTTTTCTTTTCTAAGTTGTAGTTCAACCATTTTTAACTTATTATTAAGTTTTGCTACTTTTGCATCTAGTCCTGTTTTAAGCAGTCCGCCTGCAACTTCAAATACTCTACCACTGTAACGGCTTTCTACATTCATACCAAGATTCATTAAATCGTCATATGCTTCAAGTGCTTTATCTGCTATTTCATTTAACTCACTATCTGCTTTATCACCTAAGCCTTTAACAGCTGGTAATGCGCTTGTAATTTTATCAAACTCTGCTATATCACGAAAGCTATCTTCATGAGCTACTTCGTGTTTTGTTTGTGCTTTTTCTTGTTTCTCTGCCTGTTGTATAATTTCTTTTGAATCAGGCATGTTGAGTAAATCTTCTAGTTTTTTGGTCATGTGTCCTATACCATTATATGCTACTATTATTTATCGTCTTTTACCGGTGTGGAATATATCTTTTTCTGTTATGACTCTAAAGAATATACCTTTTTGTTTACAGTATGCCCTTGCGGCTTCCCATTTTGCTTGGTTAACTACCCAAGAAGCCTGGTTATGTTTACTACGGCCTAGTTTTTCTTTTACTGCTTGATTCTCTGGCTTTACTTCTATTAGTTCTACACGTTGCTTTCCTTTACGGTCTGCGTATGCAATAAAGAAGTCCGGAACATATATTGTATGCTTTCCGGTTAATGGATTCTTATATGGAATTTTAATTGCTTCACTTGCCCATTTAGCAACACTTGGGTGTTCGTCGCAAAATCGCATAAACGTAAACTCCCAACTACTTCTATAAGTTGGTGTCTTTGTACCTATATACTTCTCAGGATTTTTGAGACTATATTTTCCCTGTGCAAATCTTCCCATGGCATTTTAGTATATGATGTTTCGCTTTTCAATTTTTTCGTAATTTGAAGTTACTTTAAATCCAAGTGTGCTTGTTTTTTCTCTACTGTAGTTTAGTACGTTAGCAATGATATCACTCATCTGTGTTGAGTTAATACCTTTTAGTGTATCAATAAGTTCAAACACATTTATGTCATCTACTTTTGCTTGATTTAAGATTGCTGTACCTACTGCAATAGCACTTGATTTTTCGAAACCTCTATTTTCAAAAAAGCCTATTACTGCGTCAACATCATTTGCCGGATAAGAAGTTTTTTCTGTTAAGTATTGATTGAAAAATTCTTTAACTTCTGCACCGCTATCTTGTGCTGGAACTGCTGGTAAATTGTTTGCCATATTATACGTTTCCTAATGGATTCTTTTGTGCGGCAATAGTACTACTGCCTGCTTGTGACTCTCTGTATTTAGTGACTATGGAGTTGGTAATGGATAACATCTTGGGATCTTCATTAGATAGTAATTGATCAACTTCTGTTTTAACTATTGTTTTTTCGTTTACAGTAAGGTTATCGTACGCTCCAAGTCCTGCGGCATTACCTATATTATACCCTGCTAGTGTACTTACTGCACCAATTGCAACAGCTCTTTCTGCAACTAAGTCTTTTAGTTCTGCATTATTGTCTAGTGCTGTTTGTAATTCTGCTGTATCTATTTGTTTGTTTTGCTTAACAGTTGTAATTGCTTTTGCTTCAGTTGTTTGTGTACCATTGCCACCGGATTTTGGAAAACTAGTATTAGCAAGTCCACTTACGTTAGTTCCTGTTGCTGTTCTAATAGTTTGTCCTGCAACTTGATATGCTTCGTTACGCAAACCTTCTTTAGTAAGTTTCTTAGCGTTTTTAACTGTACGTGCCGCTGTAAGTAATGTACCTAAGTCTGCTTTACCGCCTGCTAAATCTCCTAGCACACTAACACCGCCTGCTAGTACACCCGAGCTACCAAATAGGCTTCCGCCACTACCTGCGGCAATTGGACTAGGTGTTGAATCATAATGTTCTGTTGCAAACCCTTTAGGTGTTGATCCTTCTACAACAGCACCGTCTGCATAAAATACACTTTCGTATGCTACTGTCATTGTATTCTGCACAGGCTCAGCACTTGCTGAATTATCAAGTGTATCGTGTGACCATTTTTCAATAATTGGGTTTACTAATGTTAGCGTAAGATATTGATGTCTTGCTAACTGTGATATTTGTATACTTGTAAAAAACGGTTCGTATTGATTGTTATCTAAACCAAAGCGGTCACCGTTCTGTGTACTACCTTTGTACGTATTAAATCTATCATATGGTCTTGCACTTTGATTTGGTGCTCCTGCGCCATCTCTGCTACCATATGTACCGTCTCTAAACATATAGTTATAGTATGCTGTCCATAACTGTGTTGTTATGCTATTGTTATCATCGTGGAATACAATATTTACAGGTGAATAATCTATACGTGTTTGTACATTCTTTTTACGATTGTATTTGTTCTTAGTTTCAGTTGTTATATCATAACTAGGCATAGTTACACTTTTAACAAGCATATTAACTTCATTAGTATGTCTGCCAACCCAACCTGGTAATACTTTGTTTACTACGTTGTCATTTAAATTAAGTGTTACATGATATAGAAACTTTTGTTTGGGAGCTAAACGAAAGTTGTCGTCTGTGAATAAACGTGCCGCATGTGAATAGTCGGCCATGTCGCCCTTTGGACTAAGTGCGCCGTTTACTAAGTTATCTAAGAATCCATTGAATATGTTCGCCATACTAATATTTATCCAATGTTATTAACTGCGTATAAAATGAAAAAGGGGCAATGAAGCCCCTAATCCTAATTTGTTGTACTATTAAGTAACTTAGCTTGCGCCAGTTGTACTTGCTATAGCCGCTACTGATCTTCCAATAGCAGTACCTACTCCACCACCGCTTGCGCCTGATGTTTGGATAGCATTGTCGTACTTAACTGTTAATGCAACTGTTACTGGTTCGTTAGCACTGTATGCTAATGAATTGTAATTTGCACTTTCTAAGTAACAACCGTATAGTTCAAAAGTTTCTAATGTTTCTGGTGCGTAGTTACCGTTACCACCGTCTAGAATTTCAATTCTAGTTACAAACTTATAATCAATTCCGCTTGCCGCACTTGACTGTTCCATAAAATCGAACTGTCTTTGTAGTTGTTCACCAACTAGTTTTTGTACAGCACCAGTAGCATCGTCTCTTAAAGTAAGTGTAATAGCTTCCCAGGTATGTTTACCTGCAAGATAAACTCTTGAGTTGTATACGTCAACAGTCATTGTCTCGAAGCTTACGTTTGGTCTAGTAACATCCTGAACCTGTTTTGTTAGTTCAGTAACTTCGCCTGCACTTACACCAAAGTTTTCCAGTGACACTCTAAAGCGATACTGGAGTTTTGGCATAAGTAACCCTTGGGTAGAGTTACTTGCATCCGAAGCTAATGGAACTGTGATTTTTGATAATGATGAAATAGCCATTTACTTTGCTCCTAATTTGTTATATATATTTATCATCTTTACAAGCCTGCTATCTCACCAGTATTTTTCAAACGTAGTGGAATGTAAACAAACTCTACTGCTTTGACTGGTTCTATCGCTATATCTAAGTAAAGCTCGTTACGATCAATTCTAGCTGGAGTGTTGTTGCTTTCGTCACATACAACTAAGAAGTCATATAATGCTCTTGCACCAACTAACTCTAAACATAAGCTCTCTGCGGCCTGTTTGATCTGATCACGTGTGATCTTATCATTTGGTTCAAAGATATATGGTTTAGCTAATTTGTTTAACTGTCCACGTAAGTAAATTACCAAACGTGCTACGTTAATTCTATCTAATGAGCTTGCACCTCTTGCACGAGTCTTTTGACCATATGCAACTAAGCCTGCGCCGTTAATGAATGTAATTGGGTTAACGCTTACTGCATAAAGTGTATCACGTTGTCCTTCGTTTAATGCTATTGAATTAAATTCGCCTTCGTTATCAATAAACCCTGTTGCTGTAGCATTTGTAATGCCGCCACGTCTTGTACCTGCTGGTGCAAACCATGGATAGCTAACTTGGTCACTTAGCGCAATAGTTCTTAGCATCATGTGACTTGGTGGAACAACTACATTGTTACCTGCGTTGTCGCTTGTAAAGCCCCATGGATAAAATACACCTAAGTATTCATCTCTGCTTACAAGTCCGTCATCGTTATCTTCAACTGCTAATGCAACGTTCTGACCCCATTCATTTAATGAAGTAGCGTCTGATGTTAATCTTGCTGGTGAATCACCTACGATGAATGCACTTAATCCTCTATCAAAGTTTAGTGAAACCATTTCGCCAATTAGCTCTGGATAACCTGGAGTTGC